ATGTGCGGAGTCTCTTTATTCATGCCGAGTTCTTCTTGAATCTGCTCGTCTGTTACCACTTCCTTATCGTCCTTCTCGCGAATCTCCCAGTTGTTCTCTTCGAGAAGTTCCATGAGGTGAGGGCCGTCTCGGGACTCTCTGGCAAGATAGTCAGCCATCTCGTCTGGGGTATAGTCCTTGTGGCCGGGGTCAGTTTTGGAGTCGTCGCCCTTGTGGCCGGTGAAGTCTTCTTCGCCTGGCATCGTCTCAGACTTTGAACCTTCATGCTTCTCAAAGTCTTCGTCGCCTTTTCGCGTATCAGACTTCATGCCTTTCTTTTTTGTGTAGTCCTTCTCGTCCTTATCGTCGCGGGAGTCTTCGTCTTTACCCATTCCCCAATCTTTTTTCATAGTATGCTCCTTACTGTTTATTACAGTATCACTTTTGATGAGTCAAACTCGGTTCTTTCATTTTCTCGGCTTTTCTTTTTTGGCCTCGGTCTTTATGATCAGCGTATCCCATCTTCTGAGCTACCCTATCAGCCTTCTCATGGACCTCTGTATAGAACTCCTGGTAGGACGCATCGTCCTTATCAAGGATCTGAACGTCGGGGTTTGCCTGCTTGTACTCACGCCACTGCGAGTTGGAGGTAAACTCCTTGCCCAGCTGCTTGATCTTGAGTGGCTTGGACGGCATAGGGCCCACAGTACGAACGGGAGCGATAACAACACGAGAGGGCGCATCGCAAGTGGGACAGGCTGGCTCGTCAGAGAGTGAGAAGAAGATGTCATTTATTCTCCCGTGCGAGGGGCACTCGATGTCGTACATCGGCATTACTGACCTCGCATGATGTTAGGGATCTGAGCGCCTGCGCCACCCACGTCCATAGGAAGCGGAGGAGGTTCAAGCCCTGGTGGCATAGCCCCACTCGTAGGCATGTCTACAGCTGGAGATTCGACCCCCGCAGATGCTGGTGCGCCAGCTTCCATGGCCCCCGGCATTTGCTGCGCGGCCTGCTGCGCTTGAGCCATCTGGGCCTGCTGTTGCTGAACTTCCTCGGGAGTGACTAGGATGTCCCTCATGTTGAGCAAATCGAGAAGTTTGGTGATGAGCCGGTTCTTGTCCACTACGGCAGACTGAGACAAGACAGGAAGGAAGTTCTGAAGGTTACGCAGCTGCGTAAGCCTGTTGTTCTCAGCCGGAGAATAAGGCACAGCCTCGTAGTCGTAGTCCAGAGGGTTACCCTGGATCTCTTCACCCATAGTCTCCTGGGTAAAGCTCAACACCTCCTGAGTCTCGATGAGACGAATACTGAGCTCCTTAGCTGGGTCCAGAAACTCCTGGTAAAGGCCAGTAGTGAACTTACCAAGGTCACCAACCATATCGTTTACAGCCTTAATGCGGCGTCCGTTTCTAGTCCGCGTAGCTGTGTCAGCTAACGCAACCTCCGTAGCAACATCCGTAACGCCCACAACTCCACGAGAATACTGAGGAACTCCCAAGACAAACTCGATGGTCTGCGTAGCGCGGTCGCGCATGGCACTAAAGCTAGGGGTAAGACCTGGCTGAGGAGTAGAGCCAAACAAGTCGCGCATAGGAACATCGGCCTTTCCTCTCACGGCTACGACAGATCCCGGCTCCGAAGCGTCACGCACGGCTGTCATGATAGACTCTGGGTCGTCCACCAGAGCAGACTGAAGAAGCGTAACGGGAATAGAAGACTGAGCGTGCCACAACTCCAGCGTGTCGAGCTCGTTGAGTCTCTGCTGCAGGCTGGAAATAAGAGCGATGTCGGACAGACCGCCGAGGTCTTTCATGTTGTCGTTGAAGCTCAGAATAGAAAAGGGGTTACGCACGTTCGCGTAAGGAAGCTCACCGGAAAACAAAGGCTCATCAATGCCGCTTAGAAGATGATAGTACTTGTTGTTCTCAAAATCGTAGAACTCATAGACGGTAACCCAACTAAAGACATCCTTTGAGGCCTCGTTTAGTAGGCTGCGGTCTCCGCTTAAGTCACGCAGCCATGCAGGGTAGCCGCCAAAGCTGGCGTCCTTTGAAGCAGTGCGACTATAGAAACCACCTTTCTTTCCTGACTTCTTAATGCGGTTCTTGAACTCAGTCTTAGTGAGTACGGTGACCTCAATAAGGTAACGGATGTCCTGCCAGTTTCGGGCAGACATATCAAAAAAGACGTAGCGGGGATCAACTACCTGATACTCCACGGTCTCCCTGGCGAAGCTCCAGACCGTCTTAAGGAAACTCCTGCCACAGATGGCGGCACTAACAGCCAACTTCCAGATGCTCTGATGAAGCTTCTGCCGGTAAAAACTGTCGTTAATAAGAGCCTCACGAAAACGAGCAGCTTCCGAGTTCTCGCTTCTTCGAGCTGACACACTCACCTTCGGGTTGGTAGGACAGACGTTGGCTACCATGGTGTCGATGTAGGCGTAAGGATAGTTCGTTTCGAAGTTGATCTCCTCATCGTCGATGCCTGTCTCGGCAACGAAGGCGCCTGTAGGAGAATCGAAGGTCTTTTCCCAGTACTGCCCAACATACCACCTACGCCATGAATCCCACATTCGGCGCTCACCCCCGGCTTTACCCTGGTGCGTAGTGATGATCCCCTGCAGCTGCTGATGAGTAAGCGACATTAGTCTTCCTTATTTTCTTTCGCGATCTTCCCCATGTTCAAGGCGAACTGAGCCTGTTTGATGGTCTCTTCGTCGAAGTCCTTCTTGTTGGCGAGAACGTGCTTGGCATACTCCTGGACGTTGTCATAGCCTGCCTTCTTAGCCTTGGCGGTAAACGCACCCTTAGTGCCCTTCTCCTCCATCTTCTTGTCCGCTTTCTGCAGCCACTTCTTGGCAGCGCCGTCTCTTAGCTTCTTAAGTTTATCGCCGTCCGTCATTTCGTTTCCTTTTAGCCCGTCTCACCGAGCGATATTTTCTTTTAGTGCCTGTTGATCTCTTGCGCTCTCGCTCTTTCTTCCTATAGGCCTGTAGCTGGTCCCACGTCAAATCCTTAAACATTACGACGTTACTGTCAGCGGGAGCCTCAGTGCTCTTGCTTCGGGAAGGCAAACGCCGTGCTCCCACTATAGCCATCTGTAGCGCAGAAATCTTGTCCCAGTGGTGACGAGACCTGCGCTTGGCGCCAATCTGACCCTTCAGCATTTCAGAGACCACCGTCGTTTCGGTGCGCTTGTCATGCCTATAGGAACACAGCTGCGAAAAAGTGTCGTCGTCGTTAATGATGAGCTCCTCCATGAGGGCATCTTGCAGCCAGCCCACCATCTCCTCGAGCTTCTTGCCTGTGGAAGTAAGCCCCGCCTTGTAGGGCTTCTCGTAGTACAGGTTTCCGTACTCAGCCTGCTTGGAAAGGGCTATCGTCGCAGCTCCCACTCCGTTGCTTTCGATGACTACAAGCGCACGGTTAAACCTTTCCGCTACCTCAAGCATCTTGCGCGTGAAATCTATGGGGTCACTGTGGTCGGCAAAGCACGCAACCTGCGTCCACTCGCCCTCGTAGACCTTGAGAACCTGAAAGGCTGCATGATCTCGGGCCGCATGACCCGCAGGATCAACCCCTACAACGTACATCGCCCCAGGCTCCGGAGATTCATACTCCAAATAAGGAGGAGACCACTTCTCCATCTTGCGCTTGCGGTGCTTCTCCAACATCGACTCACGAAAGATGGCGCGGGCTGTGGTAATCCAGCAGCTCACATCGTCGAAAGGATAAAACACCCTGAACAACTCAGGGTCACGCCTGATCTGTACGTCGGTGTTCATGACAAAACGCCTGAAAGCTAGGTTCTCCCTAGTCAAACCAAGGTCCCCGTAGCGATGCATGAGGCTTACTTCCTCGTTTGTCATGCGCTCGCCCTTGTGCCAGGGTCTCACATTCAACTTGCCGTCCCAAAAAGGAAAGAAAGCGTACACCCACCGACCGCTTCCACGCTTGGCATCCATGCATTGGTCGTGCCACCAGTCTCCAGCGTGCAGCGGAGTAGACTCAAGCAGCATTAAACTACGATCACGGTTAATCATCGAAGGATATATTAAGGAAAACTGACCCTCGGGGTCACTCCAGAACGGCAGCTCAGAACCATGAAAGGAATCAGGACTCTGACCAATACCAACAGAGCCGCTTTCGCCGCTCATGACGCGCATCTTACCGCCAACCTTCTCGTCGAACGAAAGCTGACGCACTTCCCTGGTCGCAGCTGTCTTTGTTCTCAATGCGTCGGGCCACCTAGAGTGCGTATAATGAACCCGCTTGTGCAAATACTCAGCGCGCTCCCTGGTATCAGCAATACAAACGTGGTCTAAACCCTGCGTGTACGCAGTCTTCGCGTAAGCTACGAGCTCGGAAGTCAGGCTCTTTCCTCCCTGGCGATAGCCCAGAAGAACTAACCACTTCGTCTGACCGTGCTCCGTCTTAGGAGGCTTGCCATAGTAAGACAAAATCGTGGACTGAAGATTATTGGTGATCCGGAAAGGGTCGTAAGCAACTGGCATACCAGTCGCCTGGTCTTGAATCTGGCCGTAGGCCCGCAGCAGAGCGCCAGGCGTGGGCTTGCCCTTTGCCAACTCAGGCCCCCGCTACAGCTAGGTCGATGACCTCGGTCTCCGTATACGCAGCCTCCAACACAGGAGCCTCCTCCTGCACAGCTATCAAGGCGTTCAGTAAATCCGAATACGCCTCCCCCGGCGTGCCGCTAGCCGTGTTCTTCGCAGCCAATGCCGTCATCATAATCTCAGCCCACCTGGCAGCTGCGTCAGCTACACACGGAGCAATGTTGCCGCACAAAACCTCGACAATTACACGCTGAGAAAAGGCCACAAGATCATCGTAGTTTCTAACTGGGTTTTCCGAAAAGACCTTG